TCGGAAAGCTCCCGGATGCGCTCTTCGGCGGCGCGCTTGAGTGCGAGCGCGTCACCTGGTTCCCAGACCCAGAATTGCTTCAGGGCTTCTTCGTTCATGGTGCGGAAGCGCGTGAGCTCATCGACGTTGCGCGCGGTCCGATAGATGTAGGAGAGGCGGTCAGCGATTGAGCCGCGTTCGACGCGCTCCAACGGTTCGCCGTCTGCGACCCAAAGCATGACGGCGTTGCTGCCGCCGATGCGCTGCTGACGTTGGCCTTCGAGATGTTGCGCCACGACTTCCGTCGCCGTGCCGTCGATGACGATGGCGCGCTCCATCTCTTCGTCCGAATAGACGCCAGAGAGTTGTTCGGGCCAGCCGCGTCGGAGCGCTTGGCATTCCGCGACTTTCGCGATCATCAGCCGGGGCATCTTCGCCCACGTCGAAGAGAGCGTTTCCTTGCCAGTTGGTGCGCGGCGTCCGTCCGGGCCTTCGCCCCATTCCTTTTCCAGCGGCGCGAACTCGTCCCAGTACGCCTCGCCCACGATGGGGAACCATTCTGCCCCGTACTGTTTCCAGCACCGCACTTCGCAGCGCACGATCCCGTGCGGGTTCGTGGGGGACTTGAGCGCGTCGTCCGTGTCGAACACCGGCGCCGTATCCATGGGCCGGTAATCGCCGTGACGGGCCGCGATGGCGCGGAAACCGTCGATGCGGACGATGATCGCCATGTTCCGCTTGTCGGGCTTGTTCTTGTTGAAGACGATGGCGCTGATCTGCTTGCGAAGAGGGGAGAGCCCGAGCGCCTTCGAGACTTCGATGTACTGGTTGAACTCGCCGTCGTTGCAGTCCTTCGCATCCGTCTGGCGGATGAGATTGAGCTGCGAAGGCGTGAAGGCCGCGAGCATGTCGGAGCCGCGGAAGACGTGGGGAGAAAGCGCGTTCATTTCCGGCGCACCATGAGAGATTGAGAGCCGTTGGAGAGGCGGGCGCCGGGAATGTCCCGGCCAGCCTCGAGCGCTTCGTTGAGCCGCTTCTTGTTGAGCTGCGGCTTGGTGTCGAAAAACTCCGAGGGGATCGCGGCTTCGTCCTCGACTTCGCCCGTGCCCTTGCGGGTCGTCAGCGAGATTGTCGCCGTTGGCCGCTCGATCTTCTTGATTTCAAGGATCGCCATGGCGCGTTCGATAAGCGCCCGGCGCATCTTGATCCGATGGTCGAAGCGCTCCTTGCGCTCCTGCAGGATCTTCACGGCGCCGGCGAGGCCTTCGAGCTGGCCCGCGTCCGCGAGGTCCGCGAGCAACAAGGCATCGAAGGTTTCGAGCAAACCAGTCTCACCTTCGATCATGTCGAGAAGGAGAGTGTCATCCTCCGCACACGCTGCAGCGATGCCTTCTTTCAGCGTCTGGGCCGCAAGGACTTCGCGGGAAAGGTCTTGTCCGTCAGCCATCCAATTCCCCCAATGCCTTGTGCGTTTCCTTGTTGATCCAAGAGTCCCGAAGCGTTTCCGAGATGAGATCGACGGCGAAATCCACGGATTGAGCGTGGGTCATCTGGTTGCCTTCGATGGCGCGGCGGTCGAGAAACCCGCGATCGCTGCACCACTTCGCGAAGGGCCGGGCGCTTTCCGCAAAGGCCGCAGCGCGTCGGTCAAGCTCTTCGAGATCCTCGCGCCGGGCTTTCTCCGCACTCGTCTCAAACCGCGCGCAATCCCGCTCGCGTTCACGTCGGTCTGTCACACCGAAATCTTCGAGATTGTCCGCAGTCAGATACGAAGCGCTCATGACGCCACCTGTTGCAGCTTTGATCCGTCAGCCCATGCCTGAAGCTCAACAGCGATGATGTCGGTGTCGATGCGGTTGACGATGGAGGCGAGACGTTCGCGGTCCTGCGGAGAGGCTTGGTCGAACACCATCGTGTAGTGCTCGGTGAACTTCGTCGCGAGCGCCGCCAGCGTCAGAAGGTCATCCGCGAAAAGCTCGCGCTTCAACGCCCGCCGTTCTTCCCGCTCTTCGGCCTCTTCTGCGTAGGTCATGCGGGTTCTCCGGCAGAGGCGATGCGCTCGCAAAAGTCCAGAGCATCGCGAATGGTCGCGATTTTCACGTCGTGAGAAATGCCGTGCCAGCCGAAGAGAAGCTCGCGAAGTTCGTAAGCGCGCGTCGCGGCGTCATATTGCAGTTTAGCTTGCCAGGTTTCCGCTTCGGTCATTTCCGGCGCGCTCATGCGGCTTCTTCCTCTTCGCGAGGCGTTGAAGGGACGGGCAGTTCTTCGGTGTCGTTGGAAGGCGTCGAGGGAACGCGCGGATCGCGGAGCACCGCGACTACGTTCGCCATGGCCAAGCCGATGGGGCGGAGCTCGCTCATTGCGCGCCCGCCTCAAGAAGAGCCGAGACTTCCCCGATCTCGTCAGCGATGGCGCGAAGCCGCGCAGCAATTGCAGGCGTCACCGGCAGTCCCGAAAAAGGAAGGTGCTCGACCAGCGCATGACGCAGCGCGCTTTCCGCGAGATCGAAGCCCGCGATCGCGGCTTCGGCCTTTTCGGTCACAACCCGGCGGCGGCGCTTAGCCTGCGGCTTGCCGGGGAAAAGCTGATGAACGGTTGACATTGTTTGCTCCTAAAAAAGGCGCACGTTTGCCCACGCGATTTGCTCAATCGCGCGGAGAAGTTTGATTTCAATGGGGCACCGACCATCCCAGTAGTGGACAAGGCGGTGAGCGATGCGGTCGTTGATTGGTTGGACGCAGTGACGTTTACGCGCCGCCTCATCCATCAACCGCGACAACGTTCGGTAAGGCATCAGCGAAAGCGGGATTGGTTTGCGGTAAGCTTTTCTGGGCTTATATTCCGCACGAACGTATGGTCCCGATGGGCGAAATCTTCGCCCTTTTGCAATGCAGTCTGCGGCGTTGTCCGCTGCAGTTCCTAGCCACAAATGCTTAGGGTTCACGCACAGCGGCGTGTCGCACGCATGGCAAACAAACAGATTGCTCAGCAGCGGACCGTTGAAGGCCAGATAGCTTGCCCGATGCGCCGCGAACAGTTTTCCGTTTACGCGAATGACGCCATAGCCGTTGCTATTTTGGGCGCCGGTCCAAATCCAGCATCCGGCTTCGCTCCGGCTGATCTTTGCAAGAAGCCTGCCTTTGAGATCAGGCATCTCTTCTCCAAAACCGGTGGGTGATTTCCGCGTCATGTCGAGACTGTGCAAAACGCACAGATTCGCGTCAAGAGAAAAGTGTGCCGGACGCACACTTTTTTGGTAATGGGAGGTTAAAGCTAGCCCGGAGGCTTGCGCCAGATGATCCGTGCGGCGTGCTTGATCCGCACGTCACGGATCGGCTCGGCATTCATTGAAAGCAGCGTGAAAAGGGTAGGGTGTGACCCCGGCGCAATCTGTTTTAGCAGCCGCCGCCCATCGTCGATATCCACCACGGCCCGGCGCCAGAGCAGGGCGGAAACGTCCGGCTCCGCAACGCAGACAAGCACTTCGCCAGGCTCGAATAGGGGCATGTTAGAATCCCCGCGAACAATCAGTCCGAACGCATTTGGCGGACATTCCGGCGGTGGATCAATCTCATCAAATGGCTGATCTGCCGGGTATATTTCTCCCCCGGACCCTACATAAGAAAGCACCGTCACAGTGTGGCGCCCCCGCTTTGTCCCTCTGCCCCGGCCAGTTGATAGCCAATCGACCGAAACGCCAAACGCTTTTGCGTACCGTTGCAGCGATGCCTTTCCCGGCGGGCGGGTGCCGTTCTCATGCTGGTAGTAGGTCGTGCCGTTGAAACCAAACGCTTCGATGGCATCGATCGGGCGGGGGTATCCGGATGACTCGCGCGCAGCCGCAAGCCGGGAGGCTACAGAATCCATGGCCGGAACGTCCCCCCGCTTTGCGTGCGATAGGCACAGAACCCTCTTGACGCGAATCTGTGCAAGCCGCACACTTGCGTCGTGACCGTCGATGAAATCATCGCCCGCTGGCCCTCTGCGACCTCCTTTGCGGAGGAAGTTGGTGTCCCGTACCAAACCGCCCGTTTTTGGGGGCGGCGAAACTACGTGCCGGCCGAGTATTTCCCCGAAGTGATCCGCGCCGCCGGCGGGCGCGGGTTCACCGACATCACCTGCGACATGCTCGCCAAGATTGCGTCGGCGCGCAGGAACAGAGTTGGCGAAAGCGAGCCCGCCAACACTTCCTGACCCAAACATTGCCACTCCGCAAGAATAGGCGCGAGCGCACGGCGGGGTTTCTTCAAGGGACATGGGCTGATGGATGGAGGGCGCGATGCGCTCTGAGAACTTGCGACCGCTTTCGGCGGACAGTTTGCGCGAACTGGGGGTGAACCCCGCGCCATTTCAAATCGAACACGACTTCGCGCCAGAGGCGTTGGCGCGTCACCTCATTGCGACCACGGCGCTCAATGACCTGCAGATCGCAGCGGCGACGCGGCTTGCGCCGGGAGCGATCGCGCATTGGCGAGGCCAGCACACGAGGGCCTCATGAGAAAGCGCGAGACCGATCCCGCCCTCTACAAGCACCTTCTGCCGGCGTTCATGTTTGGGGATCCCACTTACGCGGATCAGTTCGTCCGTCACTCCAAAATGGACGACAAGAAAATTTCCCGCATGTGCCAGGTGGATTTGCGCACGGTGGAAAAGCTGCGCCGCGCCTTCGTCATGGAAAAATTGAGCGGGAAGGGGAAGGCGAAATGAGCCGGATGTTCTGCGGACTGTTTGCGATCCTGTGCGCAGCGGCGGTCGGGACCGCTCTCAACGCCACGCGCTTTCCCGTCGCGAAAGCCCCGTGGTCAACGCATGTCGAGTTCTTCATGGCGACAGTGATCTGCTTTGCGGCGGGCGCGCTTGTGTTCGAGATCGGCAAGCTCTTTGCCCCGACGGAGCAGCGCCAATGAAGAAAGACACTCTAAGCAAGCGGAGGTTTGCGGGATGATTGAGGCTGTCGAACTTTCCCTCAAAGGCGTGATCGTTTGCGCCTGCGCGTTCGTGGTCTGGCTTGGTCTTTTTGCGAGACGAGGCGCGCGAGATGATTGAACAACGCATTCTCGACGCGCTGCACGAACAGCCAGCGACAAAGCTCGAGCTGATGGACGTTCTCGGAGCCCGTGAGGGAACGATCGCCACGGCGCTTAGGCGCATGGCGCTTGCTAAGGAAGTCCTGATGATCCAAGAACATCGCGGGGCGCCAGCGCTCTATAAGCCCCTCGTGGAGCGCACAGCGCTGCAACCCACGCGCGGCCCAAGCGTCACCATCACACCCGCACAACCTTGGAAGCCCTCGCTTGAGGCGCGTCCTGATTGGCTGAGAAGGGGAGAGGCATGAGCAAGCTCAACGTTGAATTTCAGGGCGTTCGCGGAGGCCAGGTGGCGATCAAGACCTTCATCATGAAGATAAGCGGTCGTGCTCCAAACAACACGATCATCTATCCGGTGGATGTTGCCGAAGCGCTTCGGGACCAACTGTCGGCGGCGATCGAAGTCGCAAAGCAAAGCGCGGACGAGGCCCCATGAAGCTCGCCTTCCGCATCTGCATCCTAACCTTGGGGGCGGTTACTGCCCTCGTTCTTTGGGCGTTGTACGCATGAGCGACCACATCGAAGAGATGTCCGAGTTCTTGAAGGTCGATGGCGAGAGCACGACCATCATCAACGCGATCTGCCTCACGCTCGACAACCTCGTGCACGGGAAGCGTTGGTACGAGGGCCCGGATCAGGCGGCGTTGGAAGTCATCCGAACACGCGCCGAATTGCTGCGAAGCCTCGCCGCGAGCGTCGCCGAAAAGCGCTCTGTAATCACATGAGCAAATCCCCCGGCGCGTTCAAACCCAAGAAGGGCAAGCGCGCTGCGTCGCGTGTCGCTGATCGCGTTACAGCCGAAGAAGCAAAGGCTTTCGCAAAGAAGATGAAGGAGGCGGCGAAGAAGAAGCCCTCTTCCACCTGACCCCAGAAACACGAACGCCGCCCGGTCTTCGACCTCCGGGCGGCGCTCCAACTCACAAGGAGTTTTCACTTTGGACCCGACATATATGGCGCAAATCGCGCCGCCGCACAAGATGCGGGATTCGTCCACTGTTTGCCCCCAACCTCATGCGCGCTGGAAGCCGCATGCCGAAGACGAGCGGCAAGATTGTGGGATGCAAACCTCCTCAGATCGCGCCGCCGCTCCCAAGCGGGAAACCTCTCGTCCCTGGTTCAAGTTCTACACCCGCGATTTTCGCGATGGCGTGCGCGTTCTCTCCCTCGAAGAGATCGGCGCCTACACGCTCGTCCTGTCGCTGCTCTACGAGACCGGCGGGAAGCTTAAGGACGACGAGAAGACCATCTGCGCGCACATCGGATGCGACATCCGCGTGTGGCGCCGTGTGCGTCGCCGGCTGCTCGAAGAGGGCAAGTTCACGGCCACCGAGGACGGGTTTCTCACCAACGAACGGGCGACAAAGGAGATCACTTCCGCCGAACTTCTCTCGGACATCCGCCGAACTTCCGGGAGAAGTGGCGGACAGCAATCCGGGAAGTCACGCGCAAAACCCATGGCGCACAAGAAAACAGACGAAGCAAATGCTTCAGTTTTGCTTGACACAGAAGGCAGAGGGCAGAGGGCAGATACACTCAAAGAAGAATCTTTGAGTGAGCGCGCGGGCGATGAGCCGTTCGCGCTGGAGCCTCCAGCCCCGATCCCTGCAAAGCCCAAACGGGTTGCCAAGCCGAGGACGCCACAGGCGTTCCTTGCAACCGTCGAAACCCTTCCGGTAGAGCCGCTCGACGTGTGGCGGGAGGCTGCATCAGCCGCAGGTATGATCAACGGGACCGTGGATTTTGAGTGGAGGGAATTTCGCCGCTACCACATTGCGAGCGGGACGCGCTTCAAGCGTTTTGGCGGAGCGATTGCGACCTGGCTTGGGAACTGGGAGCGCGCTGGCTGCAAGCAGAAGCACGAGGCGCAAGCGGGTGTCCTCGTCGACGCCCAAGGTCGTCGCTACCGCAACGCCAAGCACAACCCGATCTACTGATGGCCCCTCATGTCCACGCTCCGCGAACTGGGCATCTCGTCGCGCGGCTCTGGCCGTCGCTGGACGCAGACCTGCCCGCAGTGCTCGCACACTCGCAAGAAATCAAAGGACCCGTGCCTCAGCGTCGTGACGGGACCGAACACCCTCAGCGACGGGCAGGTGCTCGACACCGGCTTTGCCGTCTTCCGCTGTCACCACTGCGGCTGGAAGGGGATTGCTGATGACCGCGATCAGGATCAGCGAAAGCGCGACACTTTCGGCAAGCGCCCGCGACTGGCTGGCGGGAAGGGGGCTCGACCCGGACCTTTGCGAACAGCTCGGGATCGCAAGCCGCCGCGCTCGAGATGGGAAATCTGATGTGATCATCTTCCCGTTCGAGAAGGACGGGCGGATCGTCAATCGGAAGGAGCGCGCAACCGCCGAGAAAGCGTTCATCCAGACCAAGGGCGGCGAACAGGTTTTCTGGCGCCATGACGTTCTTGCGGATGAGGCGCTCGCAAAAGAGCCGCTAGTGATCACCGAGGGCGAGCTGGACGCCGTTGTCGCGGTGCAAGCCGGGTACTGGCGTACAATCGCCTTCGCCGCCGGCGCCCCCGCCAAGCCCACGGAGGAGGGCAAGGATAGCGCGAAGTACGCCTGCCTTGATGTGGCGCGCGAGCTTCTAGACCCGGTGCAGGAAATCATTCTCGCCGTGGACGGCGACGCCGCTGGCGCAGCGCTGCTCGCTGATCTCACCGCACGGCTTGGTCCGGCGCGCTGCAAATTCCTGACCTACCCTCGCGGGTGCAAGGATCTGAACGACGTGCTTCTGGCTGGCGGCATTGAGGAGGTGAAAGCCTGCCTTGCCGGCGCCAGGTGGGTCCGCGCCCGCGGCGTTTTCAAGCTGTCCGAACTCCCGCCGCTGCCGCCGCTCAAAATCTGGAAGCCCGAACTTCACAAGTCATCCGGCCTGGATGATCTCCTCACGCTCTGCCCCGGCCAAGTGTCCATCTGGACGGGCTATGCAGGCGAAGGGAAGTCCACGCTGCTCAACGCGGCCACATGGTCGATCGCGCAACAGCACGGCTTTGCGCTCGCCGTGGGAACATTCGAGGCGACGCCGCAGCGTGAATACCTGAACGACGCCATCGCCTTCCTGACGGGGAAGCCGCTTGATCTGGTGACAGAGGCGGAGCGCGAAAACGCCACGCAATGGGTGGAGGATCACTGCATCTTCCTGAACGGGGACGGCTACGGAAAACCGGGGACGGAAGAGTGGGTCGATCAGACCTTTGAGTGGTTCATCGAGGGCGCTCGCGCAGCCGTCGTGCGCTACGGCGCGAAAATCGTCATCCTCGATCCGTGGTCCCAGATCGACCACGACTACGACAGCCGGGAGCGGGAAGACCTTTACGTCCGCCGCACCCTGAAGCGCGCGAAGATGTTCGCCCGCGCCTTTGACGTTCACTTCGCCATCGTCGCGCACCCGAAGAACCCGATCCGCAACCGGGACGGCTCCTACGATGTGCCCGACGGCTACAGCGTATCGGGCGGCGCCCACTGGAAGAACGCCCCGGACTTCGGCGTCACCGCGTTTCGCGATCCGCCCATGGTGGAGATCGACGGCGAATACGAGCGCGACCCCAATTCCAGCCGCACCCTCATCCGCGTCTGGAAGAAGAAGAACCACCGCCTCATGGGCAAGCCCGGCGAGTGCTACGTCCAGCTCGACTGTAACACTGGACGCTACCACTCCGCTGAAACCCACGAGCACAGCAACGTGAAGGGAAGGGGCTGATGCAAACCCACGTCGCGCACCCGACCGTCTACAACGGCTGCCAATTCCGCTCGCGTCTCGAGGCGCGGTGGGCCGCGTTCTTTGATATCGCCGGCTGGCATTGGGACTACGAGCCCTTCGACCTGGAGGGATGGACGCCTGACTTCCTGTTGCGTGGCGCCCACTCGAACACGCTCGTCGAAGTGAAACCGATCGACTGGACGCAGCACACTGACGTTGGCGTCGCAGCGCTCCGCGGCGATCTCGCCAAGGCGCGCTTCAACGCACCGCCGATCATGGAGGACGCGGAGAGCCGAGAGGTTGTCATCCTCGGCGCGTACCCATTCCGCTACAACGGCTTCTCCGCGTTTGGCCTCGGGCTCATCCTCAACGAGGAATGGGGCGGGGAAGACGTTGCGCTCATCTGCAAAGGCCACAACCGGCTCTTCGACTTTACCGCGGAGAGCGGCGCTTATCGCTACCGCATTGGCGGCGAGTGGGATGGCGATCACCATCTGCTGCCGATCTGGGATCATGAGCCCGACGTCGATATGGCGTGGCGCTCCGCCGGCATGCGTACGCAATGGAAGCCGCCGACGCTCCGCCCCGCAGGCGACATCATCAAATCCATCGTGGACAAGCTGAAACCGGGAGGCGAGTCATGACCGAAACCCACGCCAAGCGCCGGGCCCGTGAGCGCCTTCGCGTCGATCTTACCCGCGAGCATTTCTGCGAGATGATCCGCGCCATTCGTGCGGGGAAAGCGGAGCGTCTCTGCGACGCCCGCAGGAACCTCCGCATCGTTCGCATCGACTGCCCCGCCATCAACCGCAAGGTCTGCTGCGTTGTCGATGAGAAGGACTACATCGTGACGATCCTTCCTGACGAGAACGTCCATGTCCGCTACGCCCGCAGGCGCAAAGCCCCTCGCGAACTCGACATTGACTGGACGCCCCCGGCAGATGACGAAGCCTTCGACGCTGACGCTCTCGCAGATGTCCTCGTAAACGTGCTTCGCTCCCACGTCAGGAACGATGTGCTTGAAGTGAAGCTGAAAGAGGCGGGAATCGCCACCTAGTTTCACGTTTCGCTAACCAAAAGCCTCGCCTAGATTCTCCGCATGAGCACCTGGGCGACAGCGCAAAACCATCCCTTCTCCGTGGACCCTCGGTATGAAGACGATGTGAAGTTTGCATGGCGAAGCCTGATGATGCTCTGCTCGCTATTTGGGGTGGACCCGCATCTCGCCGCCGCGCGCCGGCGCAAGGACGCCGCACTTCTGGTCAGAAAGTGTTGGTTTCACCTCACCCGCTCCTTCATTACAGGAACGACGCTTTCAAAAATCTCCGGCTACAACCGCTCAACTGTCGAAGATGACAACGACGAAGTGCATCGGTGGCGCCGGTCAAACCCCAATCTGGACGACGCTCTCGACCGCCTCACCGACATGATGGAGCCTGCGAAGTCCATCATTCAGGACGCAGACGACATCCTGTTCTGGATTGAAAAGGAGCGGCAGTACGAGCGGGAGCCGCTGGCGAGACCCGCGCCGCTCCTCGAGCCCATCGTGAAAGCCGCGCCAGTTCATCCTTACGTCTCCATCCTCGCAAAGTTCGCCCCGCTCACCCGTATTCTCGGACCGATCGAACACGGGACCGAACGGCCGCCCGGCGCAATGGCGTGGGCCAGCGTCACCGACACCGTTGGCGCAGAGATCATCCATCTGGATTGGGCGGGGCACCGCGACCAGCTTCGCGACGCTCTCCCTCACGCAGAAGAAGCGCTCCGCCGCGCCGGGAAGCGCGTCTCCATGTCCATGGACGTGACCCACCCCACCTTGAAGATGAAGTACAGGGCCATCATCACTATCGGCTCTTCCCTTGGAAGCGGGAGGGGGGCGGGCTCCGCTACTCGCTGAACCGCATTCGACCCCAACGCCGCCATACTTCCTCTCATGGCAACCCACATCGAAGCCCTCGAACGCGGCGGCTATTCAGCCTACGGACAGGCATGGTCTGACGACCGCTGCCGGATCATCTACATTCAGGCTGACAGGAACGAGGCTCACCTCATCACGGTGACCTTTCCCTCTGCCATCGACACGGTGACCATTCAGGAAGGCGGCTCTTCCTCCGATCCTGTGATCGACAACGCGACTTTCTCCGCAACGCTCACCGACCTCGGAGGCTTCGGCTTCATCGAATATCTCGTGACGCTTGAGACCGGCGAAGTCCGGACCCTGCGCATTGCAGCAGCCCCGGCTTACGCCCTCCGTCAGCAGGGCTACGGATATGGCTGGGGCATCTAAGCCCGCGCACCTTTGAATTCGCCATACCTTTGAAAAACCATGGCGACCAAGAAGCCCATTTCAAAGAAGGCCGGACGAGGCGGCGCACGCAAAGGGGCGGGGCGCAAGAGCACTGCGTCCAAGGCGGCCGCTCTCGTGAAAGCCGGGATTCTCCAGCCCCCGCCGCCAGATGAAAAGCCCCTCCCTAAGCAGGGCAGACCGACAGACTTCAAGGAAGAGTACGTCGAACAGGCGGAGAAGCTTTGCCGTCTCGGCGCGACCGACATGGAGCTCGCGGACTTCTTCAATGTGGACGTTCGGTCGATCTATCGTTGGTGCCATCGCTTCGAGCGTTTCTGTCAGGCTTTGAGGGCCGGCAAGGAGGCGTGCGACGATCGGGTGGAGCGGGCGCTTTACAACCGCGCCGTCGGCTACTCGCACAACGCCGTGAAGATCTTCATGCCCGCGAACGCGCCAGCGCCTGTCTACGCCCCATATGTGGAGCACGTAGCTCCGGACGTGGGTGCAGCAACCATGTGGCTCAAAAACCGCCGCGGCGATACCTGGCGCGACAAGCAGCAGCACGAGCACACAGGCAAGGACGGCACCATGCTCGTCCCGGTGATCAATGTCACAATCGGCCCCTCTGAACCTTCACCTGCATCCTAGGCAGGGAGAGGCGTTCAACAGCCTCGCGACGGAAATCCTGTACGGCGGTGCGGCGGGGGGCGGGAAGAGCCACCTGATGCGGGTGGCATTGATCGTGTGGTGTGCGTCGATCCCGGGCCTTCAGTGCTACATCTTCCGCCGCGTCCTCGATGACCTGATCAAGAACCACATCGAAGGGCCGAGCGGCTTCCGCGCATTGCTCGCGCCGTGGAAACTGGCGGGGCTTGTCGAAATCGTCGAAGACGAAATCCGGTTCTGGAATGGCTCGAAAATCTACCTCTGCCACTGCAAAGACCCGGCGCATGTCTACAAGTATCATGGGGCGGAAATCCATGTCCTCGTGATCGACGAACTTACGACCTTCCTCGAGACCATGTATCGCTACCTCCGCAACCGCGTACGGATGGTTGGCATCAACGTCCCGCCGCAATATGCAGGCCGCTTCCCGCGGATCATGTGCGGCACCAACCCCGGCAATATCGGCCACCTCTGGGTAAAGCGGACTTTCATCGATGGCGTGGAGCCCATGGCAATCCGCTCCATGCCGAAGTCCGAAGGCGGGATGCTGCGCCAGTACATTCGCGCGGTGCTAGAGGACAATCCGTCCATGGCGTCGGACGATCCCGGCTATGAGGGGCGTCTCGAAGGCCTTGGCTCTGAAGCGCTCGTCAAGGCGATGCGCTGGGGTGACTGGGACATCATCGACGGCGCCTTCTTCGACTGCTGGGACAATCGTCGCCACGTCATCAAGCCGTTTGAGATTCCGCAACACTGGGCACGCAGCCGATCGGGCGACTGGGGCAGCGCCAAGCCCTTCAGCTTCGGATGGTGGGCCGTTGCGTCGGAGACCTACACCACGGCAGAGGGCATCATCCTGCCGCGCGGCGCGCTCGTGCGCTATCGCGAGTGGTACGGCTGCAAGAAGGACGAGTCCGGCGTCTCGATCCCTAACACGGGCCTGAAGCTTCACGCGCACAAAGTCGGGGAGGGGCTCTGGGAAATCGAGAAGACCATGAATCCACGTCCGACCGACGGCGTACTCGATCCGGCAGCGTTCGCGGAAAATGGCGGCCCGCCGATCTCTGAGGAAATCACCCGCGGCTCGGGCGGAAAAATCTACTTCCGTGAAGCCGACAACAAGCGTGTCCCAGATCGCGGGGCGATGGGCGGTTGGGACCAGATGCGCGCTCGGCTTGTAGGTGACGAGGACGGCAACCCGATGATCGCGTGCTTCTCCACCTGCTTCGATTCCATCCGCACGATCCCCGCGCTTCAACACGACAAGAACCGCCCGGAAGACCTTGACTCCAACATGGAGGATCATGCGGCCGACGACTGGCGCTATGAGTGCATGTCGCGGCCGTATGTGGTCGCGGCAAAGGCCGTCAACACCCCCAAGGCCGGCGACTACGGCTTCCACCGCAACAGATCAGGCAATGGCTGGAAGACAAGCTAGGGCGAAGCGGCTTATGCTTGTCGCATGAACAGACCTGCACATCATACCCGTTGGGAAGTCCACGAACTCAGCGATGGCGGGATGCGTGTTTGCCGAGGACAGCATAGCCCCACCACTGGGCACGAATGGGAAGAGTTCGTGCCACGGCCGAAGCGAGCGGCACGCGTTGACTTACGACCAATGAGTGACGCACCCAGAAACGAGAGCGCCTTCGTGCTGGTGAGACTTCAAGGGGGCGACTGGGACGTGGTGTCTTGGACGGGTGCTGGGTGGTGGTCTCCGTCACGGGGGACCGAAGAGGACGAGTACGATTTGCGCGGTTGGTCCTCGTTGGCTGACGCGCCTCCGGGATTCTTCCGCTGGGACGTTTTGCCCGCCGCCGATTAGGCGCGAGCGCAAAGTATTGGCTAACCCCGCGCAAGCGCCCCGCGCTCCGATACTCCCGCCATGTATGATGGCGCTCCTGTGTCTCCCGAAGGGGAGGAAGAATATGCCGGTCTCGATGTCGAGACCTACAAGCGCTACTGGCAGGAATACGCCTCGGATTGTGCGGACCCACGCCGCCAGAGCTTCATCGATCAGGACTATTACGACGGCGACGTGACCGGAACGGGGCTCGGGCACTACACGCAGACCGAACTCAACACCCTTGCGGACCGCAACCAGCCGCCCGCGGTCTTCAATCTCGTGCAGCGCCAGGTGGATTCCATCTCCGGTGTGGAGCAGCGGGCGCGCTCGGAACCTCGCGCCAAGCCGCGCACCCCGAAGGACCAGAAGGGCTCAGAAGTCGGCACGGACGTGCTGCGCTTCGTGAAGGACCAGAGCCGGCTCTCGATGCTGAAGGCGAACGCCTTCCTCGATGCGCTCAAGTCCGGGTCGGCTGCGGTTGAGGTCGGTGCGGACGCCCGCAGCGTTCCGATCATCCCGATCGAGTGGAAGGACTTCTTCTACGATCCGCGTTCCCGCCGCTACGATTTCTCGGACGCACGCTATCTCGGAACGGCGAAATGGCTGGACGAGGACGTCGCGCTCGCGACGTATCTTCCGCCGAAGCCGCAAGAGCCCCCGCCCGCGCCGGAGCCGCCGCGCATTCCCGACCCGCCCGAGGATCCCATCCTCTATGCGCAATGGGAGCCGCTCGCGAACCAAGCGGTCATGCTGTGGCAGCAGCAGGCTGCTGAGGCGGCAGAAGCCAAGCGCCTCTACGACCGCGACCTCGAAGAATACAACCGTATCCAAATGGCCATCACATCGACGATGGCCAGCAGCCCTGCAGCCGCAGGTGGCGACAGCGATTTCGACGACGTGCCGAATTCCAACGCGCTCGGAGACAGTCAGCGCCGCCGCGTCTTCATCATCGATATGTGGCACCGCGACCCGAAGAAGGGCTGGTTCCGCTGCGTGTTCACCGGGGGCGGGAAGCTCTTCACGCAGCCCGCGACGATGAAGGACGATATGGGGCGGCCGACGCACCCGATCGTCGCGTTCTCGCTCTACGTCTCCCGCAAGAACTGGCGCTACGGCGTCATCCGCAACATGCGTTCGCCGCAGGACGAGACGAACAAGCGCCGCTCCAAGTCGCTGCACCTCCTGACCACGAACCAGATCGTCATGGAGCCGGGCGCTGCGATTGACGGCAACGATGAGAAGCTGCGTGCGGAGGCCGCGCGGCCGGATGGCATCATGCAGGTCCGCACTGGCGCTCGCTTCGATATCTTGAAGAACATCGACCTCGCCCAAGGCCAGAAGGCGATGGGCGATGAAGCGCGCCTGTTCCTCGAAAATCTCGGGCCGAACCCGCAGCTTCGGGGAGAGCAGGGGCACGCACAATCCGGCCGCGCCATCCTCGCGCTTCAGCAGGCGGGCATGGGTGCGCTCGGGCCGGTGTTCGATCGCTTCTACGATTGGGAGCTGCGCGTCTATCGCGCCATCTGGTCCCGCATCAAGCAGTTCTGGACCGAGGAAATGTACATCCGCGTGACGGATGACCAAGGGCAGGAACAGTTCGTCGGGGTGAACGGCGCGCCTTCGCCCACGAACGGCGCACCTACGCAATCCCCGCAACAGCAACAACAGATGCCGCCCCAGATGGGCGCACCTATGATGGGCCACAATGGCGGCCCGCAGATGCAGCCCGGCGACATGGGCGAGCCGGGGCCGATGCTCGCCGAACTCGATTTCGACATCATCATCGATCGCGCGCCAGAAGCTGCGACCCTGCAAGCCGAACAGTTCGAGACGCTCGGACAACTCGCAACGGCAGGCGTCCCGATCCCGCCGGAAGTGATCCTCGAAGCGTCAACGCTCCCGAACAAGCAGCTTCTCATCGACAAGATGAAGAAGGGAGCCGAGGGCGGACCCAACCCGCAGCAGCAAGCCGAGATGGAAATGGTCAAAGGCCAAATCGCGGAGCTGCTCGCAACGATCGATAAGATCAAGAGCGAGACGCGCGAGAACAACGCGCAAGCCGCGAAGCTCGAAGCCGAAACCCGCAGCACCGACGCGGACACTAAACTCTCCACCATCGAGCGAACGGATCAGCTTCTGAATCCGCAACCTCTTTCAGCGCCGCCGGCTGTAACGGGCGCCAACGGGCCGCCGCTGTAACGGGCGTCTTCGTCTGGTCCACGCCACGGACTGAGGGTAGTAACGGAATGAGCGGATACGACGCGTTGATGGGCAAAGGCCCGGCGCAGGCGAGCGACAACATCGAGCAGCCGCAAGCGGCTCCCGCAGTTGAAGCGCCGCCCGCACCAGAGCCTCAACCAACGGGCGAAACAGTTTCAGCGACCCCGCCGGCGCAAGAGCAAGTCTCTCCGCCCGCGCCCGTCGCACAAGAGGCAGCGCCGCCGGCTGCAACGCAACGTGAGTGGACCGTTCCCGGACAAACCCTCCTGAGCGAGCGCGAGAAGCGCCAAGCGACCGAACGACGGCTCGCCGAAGCGCAACGCAGGCTTGATGAAATTGAACGTCGCGAAGCAGAAGCGGCGGCGGTCCGACCTGATCCCCTGGTCGATCAAGAAGCCTTCTGGGCGCACCTTGATCAACTGGTCGAACAGCGGGTCACCCCAATTCGCAGCGCTGCCGAGGCCGACATTGCGCGTGTGCGTGTCAACACCTCGGAACGCTACTGGAGCGCGCAACTCGGCGCGGAAGAGTGGGGCCAGTTCAACGACTGGCTGCGCAGCCTTCCCGCAGATGCCCGCGCTGATCTCAAGCGCTACGACGACCCTTACGGGACGGCGTTGCCGAGATACCAGGAGTGGAAGACGTTCGACACGCTGGGCGGAAAAACGCCCCAAGCGTGGGCAGAGGAGCAGTTCGAGGCGATGGCCGCAGCGCGCGGTTACGTCTCGCAGGCTCAGCTTCAGGCGCAACAGCCGGTCGCTCAGCCTGTCACCGCACCTCAAGCCCAAGTCCAGCCTCCGCAAGCTCAACCCCGCCGACAGGCGCCGTCTCTCGCAGAAGTCGTGGGTGTCACGGCAACGCAGAACGCGCCCGTCTCTGGATACGACGCTTTGTTCAAGAGGTAACACCCAATGGCCGAGACCACTCTGGCATCCGCCCACTACCTGCAAAAGTGGGCCGCCGAAACTTTCATGGAATTCCAGCGCGAAAGCGGCTTTCTCCAGGTTACGGGGGAGGGCGCCAACAATGTCATCGTGGCCCGCAAGGAGCTTGTCGGTGGCGGCCAGACGATCAATATCCCGTTCTTCCCCGATTTGACCGGCGACGGCACTGCCGGAGCGGGCGTTCTGGAAGGCAACGAAGAAGCGGCGACCGCATCGAACGAACAAGTCACGGTGGACTTCCTCCGCCATGCCACGAAGTTCACGAAGCGCGACACCTCGTTCGTCAACTTCGACGTGGCGAAAGCCTCAAAGACGCTCGTCAAGAACTGGGGCAAGAACAAGGTCCGCTCGCGGATCATTGATCAGCTCCTGTCGGTCCGTCCGTCGGGCACGGGCGCTAACCTCTACTACGGCAAGGTCACGTCGTCCTCGACGGGTCCGGTCATCACCGCCGCCAACTCTGCCGGCGCCGTGGTGTCCATCGACGGCGCGTCCGTCACGACTGCGAGCGAAGCCAACAAGGACACCTGGATCACGAACAACGCAGACCGCGTTGTGGCGGGTTCGGCGCTCTCGAACGTCACGACCGACCACTCGACGACGCTGGGCAATTGTGACACGACCAATGATACGCCGCGTGCGGCAATCATTGATCTGGCGCGCTCGAAGGCGAAGCTCTCAAGCCCGCGCATTCACCCCTACATGGTCGATGGCGACTCCAACGAGTGGTACATCCTCTATGTCGGAACGCGCGCGTTCCGCTATCTTGAGCAAGACACCACGATCCTCGCGGCAGACCGTGAGTCGCGTGTCCGCAACGAGGGCGCGCTGAAGTCGAACCCGATCTTCACGGGCGGCGAACTCATCTATCGCGGCGTGATGATCAAGGAGATCCCGGAAATGCCGGTGCTCTCCGGCGTCGGCAACGGCGGCGCGGACGTGGCTGTCGGCTTTCTCGTCGGCCGTCAGGCCCTCGCGTGGGGCGTTGGTCAGGAAATGGCCGCGATCGAAGACACGTCGGACTACCAGTTCCGCCGTGGCCTCGGGATCGAAATGCTTGATGCCTACAAGAAAATCCACTTCGGCACGTCGCCCGTCCAGCACGGCGTTGTGACGATCTACATGGCCGTCGCGTAAGCGCGAGGAGACTGAACAATGGCAACCTTCACTGGCCCGCGCGGCTTCTCCACCATCCCGGCGCCCGATCTGGGCATGGGCTTCGTCACCTACGGCATCCCCGGCTGGATCGACATCGCGGCCAACCCGACGGCGGCGGATATCTACCAGCTTTGCTGGGTGCCGGCGGGCTTTGTCTGCACCGGCGGCACGATGTACCTCGACGACATCGACACGAACGCCACCGAAACGCTCGACCTCGACATGGGATGGGCCGCCAATGGTGGCTCTGGCACCTATGACGCGCTCGACGCTGACGGTCTCGGCAATTTCGGCGTGATGAACGGCGATGCATTCGCGGCTCCGTCCATCTCCTCGACTGCTGGCAACATCGTCCCGTTCTCGGGCATCCTTGCTGACGGCATCTTCCCGTACTTCACCAAGAAGACGCTCATCCAGGCAACGTGCGTGGCCACCTGCGCCACGTTCGCGGCTGGCCGTCTCTCGGTGGAAATCCGCGGCTACGTCAACCCGGCGCTTGTCGTCGGCTAACAGGGCAGGGGCCACGTCGAAAGGCGTGGCCCCATGCTTACGAACATCAAGAGGAACACATGCGCGTCATCTTCATTGGCGACCCGGCAGAGCTTGAACGCAACGAGGGTCTGTCGCGTCTGCAGACTGTCATGTTCGGCGTCACGTTCCCCATGAGCGCCGAGGTGGACATCGCGCACCTCTCTGAAGCGCAGAAGTCGAAGGTTCTCGGCAACCCGCATTTCCGCGCCGCTGGCGTCGACGCACCGGCCGCGCCACTCGTTGTTCCTGTCTCCGGGGCTCTAGCCTCCGGGAAGAGGGGATCAAAACCCTCTCCTGTTGAAGAGGGCTGACGAAAATGGCGGCGGTTCAACCAGAACTGACTTTCTTCCCGGACCAGCACAGCCCGCAGTCCGTGTTGGTCGTGTGGACGTTGACCGCCACCAATGAGGTGGGTCATCCCGTCACGCTGCACGAGTTCTCCGACCGAACGGCACAGGTGACAGGAACCTTCGACAGCGCCGTGGTGACGCTGGAGGGAGCCAATATCGACACCTACTCGACGCTGACAGATCCGCAGGGAAACGCTTTCTCTAAGGCGACTGCCTCAATCGATACACTCATGGAAGTGCCATTCTACATGCGGCCAAGCAGCTCCGGCGGCGGTGTCTCGCAATCTGTTGTTGTTTCCGTGCTGTGCCGGAGGACCCGTCGATGACTGAAGTGGCGCGTCTGAAGGACAAGGCTGGCAGCTTGGGTCGTCTCGCCCGGGAACTGGCTACGGCGCAAGAGGTCATTGACGGCGCGTTCGCTCTCGAGAGCGAAGTCACGGCGCTGCGTGATCGGATCGCAACGGCGAAGGCGGAGGCCCAAGCCGCAGAGGATCGTGTGGCGCTTGCCCGCAAGGAAGCGGATGCGGAGGTCGCGAAGATCGACGCGAGCATGTCGGCAGTTCGCAACGCCCTTGAGAAGGCGAATGCAGAGCTTGCGCGCGTCAAGTCAGAGGCCGGGCGCGTTTCGCTCGAGGCGGAGGCGACCGCCAAGAGCACTGTGTCGGACGCCCAGGAAAAAGCCAAACGTCTGGTGGCCTCTGCCGAGGCGCAGGCAAAGGCGGCCTCAGACGCAGCCAAGGCTTCGATTGAGGCGGACACGCAGGCAGCAGCGGACGCGGCCAAGAACCTTGAGGGCATCCTCGCGCAAATCGCGGATGCCAAGAAGCAGGTCAAGGCCATTCTCGGGGCCTGAAGGGGAGGCATGCCAGATGGGCGCCAAAGGCACGACGACGGTGGACTTTGGCGCGCATCCTGGCGCGACCGAAGCCTCTGCGTCCGTGACCGGGCAATCATCGATCACGTCGGACTCTCTTGCGGAAGCGTGGCTGTTTCCTGTCGCGACTGCGGATCATTCGGTTGACGAGCACGTGGTCGACGGACCGCTCGTCTTTGCAACCGGCGTTTCTGCGGGTGTCGGCTTCACCATTCGCGCGCTCACACGCAACGGACAAAACCTCTCCGGGGCTTACTCGGTGGCTTGGGTATGGGATTGACACATGGCGATTGAACTCAAATCCGGCTCCGGGTCAGACATCGCCGATGTCGACACCAACAAACGGCTCAAGGTCGCCCTCGACACCGGCGCCAACCCGGCGCAGGTCGGCGCGATCCGCATCTTCGCGGAGAACGATTCCGGTTCGGTGACGGGGACGCCCTATCTCGCCTCTCCCGAGACCGACGACGATTATCGTTTGCGGGTCGCGCACGAGGCCGTGTTCGATTCCGAGACGTTCAACTACACCGCACAGAACACCGGCAAGCACGTCTACCGCAATACGACCATGGCGATCTCATGGACCGCGGCCGGCCTCACCACCAACAGCGGCAACATAACCACCACCACCACGGGCGCGAGCTTCGCCACCTATGCGGAATTCCCGATCATCGGATCGGCCCACCTCTATTGCGAGATAGAAGGGTCGTTTTCGAATGCGCCAACGACGAACACCATCATCGACTTCGGCATGTTCCGCGCAGCGACGACCAACCCGTTCGCGCCGAGCGATGGCGTCTACTTCCGGCTGACCTCCGCCGGCCTGTCCGGCGTCATCAACTCGAACGGCACGGAAACGACGACATCGCCGTTCGACTTCACCTACACGAACAACCAGAAGTACCAGTTCATCATCGCGATCCATGAGCGCGAGGTGGAGTTCTGGATCGACGGGGTGCTGTATGCCTCCATCGAGACTCCCGTGGGCCAAGGCCAGCCGTGCATGTCCACGTCGCTGCCATTTGCGCTGCGCCATGTCATCACCGGCGGCGCTGCCGGCGCGGCGCTCTCGTTTGCTCTCAACGATTACACGGTGTCCATTGGCGGACCGAACATCGCACAGACAGCCTCGATTCTGGGCCAGCGGGTCTATGGCTCCTATCAGGGCCTTTCCGGCGGCACGATGGGATCACTGGCGAACTTCGCCAACAGCGCCAACCCGACAGCCGCCGTCCCGACGAACACGACAGCGGCGCTTGGAACGGGTCTCGGCGGCCAGTTCTGGGAGACCGACACGCTGGCGGTTACGACGGACGGCATCATCATGTCGTACCAGGTGCCCGCAGGCACGGCGAACGTGCAAGGCCGCAGGCTTGTGGTGCGCGGCGTAAAGATCGAGAGCTATGTGCAGACGGCCGCCACCGGCGGCGGCTACAATGCGGTCTGGTCGCTGGCGTTCGGACATACGGCCGTGTCGCTCGCCACTGCAGAAGCGGCCACAGCCAAGGCGCCGCGGCGCTTGCCTCTGGGCAACCAGACGGTGGCCTCTGGCGTCGCTGCGCTGACGCTATTGCAGACGATCTCCGTGGATCTCGGCGACGCGCCCATCTTCGTGAACCCGGGCGAGTTCGTTGCGGTGGTCAAGAAGAAGGTCGGCACCGCGCCGTCTGCTGGCGTTATCGCACACACGATCACGATGATCTACGGCTGGGAGTGATCCATGTCTCTCCTTCTCGCCCGGCTCTCGCTAGCGGAGATCGTTGTTCAGGCGGTCTACCAGTTTTTCCGCAATCGCCGATCTCGCCGGTAACCCGCGAATTCCAATGGCCAAAGGATACTCCCTGTCATGGCCCTGACGAAAACCCAGCTTCGTAACCGCATTGCAGATCACCTGAGGATCTCCGCAGTGGATCGGGAGCTTTCCGCCGAACGCGCGCAGAAGATCGACGACGCGATCGACGACTGCTTTGCGACGCTTCGTGAAAAAAAGCTGAAGTGGTGGGCGGATGATGCCATCCCGCAGAGCTGCGCCAACGCGCTGAAGATCTACGTCTCTGCTTTCGCCTGCAACTCCGTCGGCAAGGCAGGGCAGGGTTACGAGTCCGGCGAGGATTTCGGGCTCAAGGAGCTTTCCGCTCTCAAGACCACCGGCACGAACGAAACCGTCCGACCGGATTACTTCTGATGCCGCGGGTTCCCATGCCCATCCCGGCGCGTCTCGGCGCGGTCAAGTCGCGGTTCGTGTCCTCGCAGACCATCGTCAACGGCTATGTCGAAGTGAGCCAGCAAAGCGGACCGGCGATCTATGGAGGTCCGGGGCTCACCCTCTTTGCAACATGCGGTGACGGGCCGATCCGCGGCGTCCTTGATTTCTCCGGCACCCTCGTCGTCGTCTCGGGCCAGACGCTATACACGGTGACGCAGACCGGAGCGGTAGCGCCCATCGACACGATTGGCGGCACGGGCGCTGTCGTGATGGCGCATAACGGTGCGCAGGTGGTCATCGTCGCCGACGACGCCAACACCTCCTATGTGTTAGACGGCGCAACGGTTTCTGCGATCACCGACCCGGATTTTCCTATCGCCTCGAGCGTGGACTTCATCGACCAGTATTTTGTCTTCACCCGAAAGGGGACGCAGCAATTCTTCGTTTCGGCGCTTGCGGACGGCACCGCCTACGATGCGACAGACGTTGCTTCTGCAGAGGCCAAGCCCGACAACCTCCTTCGCGTCATCGTCGACAACCGCGAGGTCATGCTTTTCGGCACCAAGAGCGGTGAGGGCTGGTACAATGCCGGGGACGCGGATTTTCCCCTCGCAAGATCCACGACGTTCGTGGAATACGGCCTCGTCGGTCGGGATGCCGTCGCAAAAGCCGACAACACGATCTTCTGGCTCGCCGCCGACAACACGATCCGCGCGCTTCGGGGTGGAACGCCGCAAGTGATCTCGGATCACGCCGTCTCCAATACCATTGAGACTTGGGCCGATCCGTCTGCAACCCGCGCCTTCGCCTTCACCTTCCGGGGCCACACCTTCTTCATTCTGCGCAATCCAGATGGCTGCATCGCGATCGACGCTGCGACGGGCCTGCCATTCGAGCGCCGCTCTTATGGGCTGGATACCTGGCGCATCGTCTGCACAGAATCGATCTGGGGCCAGACCGTCCTCGGAGACTACGAGACTGGGGCCATCTATCTTCTCGATGACGATGCACATGACGAGAATGGAACGCCGCTTGTCCGTGAGTGGACGACCGCGACGCTCAGCCCGTCCGGAACGCCGTTCACGCTTGATGAGGTAGAGATCGAGCTGGAGGCCGGCGTCGGGCTGGTCAGCGGGCAGGGCGAAAACCCTGTGGCTTGGATTCAGGTCTCGCGAGATTCTGGCGAGTCGTATGGATCGCGGATCGAGCGGGAGATCGGGCGCCGCGGCGAGCGCGAATTGCGTGTGGTGTGGGAAGACTTCGGCCAGCTTCCCCCGCATGGCGGCGTCATCAAGTTCGGGATTTCTGACCCTGTTCGGATGACGGTGACCCGCGCGTGGGCGACATTCACGGAGGATCGCCCGTGAGCGTCACCGTCGATGGCGCGCCGATCCGACTTCCTGATCTGACAGGAATGCCCGAGCCCGCCCGCACTCAGATGCTGAAGTGGTGCAGGGACATGACCTTGCGCGTGACGCAGTTGCGTGCCCGTACCGGCGGATCGGACGACGCGGTGGCTACATCGCAAGCGGCCGCGCAATCCGCACAAGCGGACACCACGGCCATTTCCTCCGGGGCGAGCACCGCGACGCTGACGCCGGCGAACCCCCTCAGCTACACGACGGGAAACGCGCGCACCTCTGTCATTCAGGTGGCTGGGCATGTGCGATCCGGCGCAGCCGCTCCGCTGATTGCCGCCGATGTTTCCCCTGAGGTCGATCGCGACGCGACCTACTTCATCTACTACGATGACGTGGCAAGCCTCGGCGGTGCGCAGACCTTTCTCGCCACGCTCGACAACTCGATCCTGAGCGTCGCGGGGCGGCGCTATATCGGATCCATCTATATCCCGCCCTCCGCATATCCGGATCGGGAAATCTCCCTCAGTTAGCAATGTGTCGTTAACCAACACGGCGAAGTACTGGCGGATTCGTCAACTCGGGAGGCGCAGTTGCGCAACTTCGACAAGATCATGGACGGGGTAAACGTAGGGCCGCTGGCTCACGCGCTCGTCCGAAACCCGGACCTCTGGAACAAGAACACATTCCGCACGAGTTTCGAGAACACGCCACACAAGGATGTGGACGATATTTGGCTGCGCTTCTCCGATCCGTCGCATCTTGAAGCGATTGAGAAGGTGATCAATGACGCCGGGTCTGTCTGGTATCCAGCGAAAGAGGCGCTTCCAGAGGCGCGACCGATCATCAACGGCCTCATGTCCCAGGTGCGCGCGTACCAGCTAGAGCGTGTGCTTATCACGCGCATTCCGCCGGGAGGCGTCATCCTCCCCCATGCCGACAATCACGGCGATTACGTCCATGCCGGTGACATCGCGCGATATCACGTCGTCATTCAGGGGCTTCCCGGATCCATGTTCCGTTGCGGTGAGGAGACCGTCTGCATGAGAACCGGCGAGGTGTGGTGGTTCAACGCGCATGTCGAGCACGAAGTCGCGAACCATTCCGCCGACGACCGGATTCATCTTCTCGTGGATGTGCGGACATGGTGATCACCGCACACGTCGAAAGCCTCACGGAAAACCTTGAGGGGCTGAAGGGGTTCTTTCCGGAGCACTGGGTCGAGCTCGCGCTCAACAAGGACAAGGTCCCGCTCGATCCGCAATACGACATCTACCTTCAACGCGATGCGGCGGGGCAGGTGCTCTACGTGGCGCTCAGGGAGGGCGGCAACCAGATCGGCTACTTCGTCGGCTTCATCGCGCCGGGCCTTCACTACAAAACCTGCCTCACCCTCACAATGGATATTTTCTGGGTCCACCCCGAACGCCGCAAGGGCAGGGGCGGCATTATCCTGTTCAAGGAAGTGGAACGCGAGGCCAAGCGTCGCGGCGTCCACCGCATGTTCATGGGCTCCAAGCTCCACAAGGATGCCGGAGCTCTCTTTCAGTACCTGAAGTACGAGCCGGTTGAGACGTACTTCACGAAGTGGATCGGAGACTAAACGGGATGGTGGCGGCGGCGATCATTGGGGCAACCGCGGTGGTCGGCGCCGGCGCTTCGGCGTATGGGGCGAGCAAGCAAGCTGGAGCTGCGCAAGACGCTGCCGAGATGAGCGCCCAAGGCTCTGCCGCCGCCACCCAACTTCAGCGCGATATCTACAACGATCAACGCTCACTGTCGGCGCCCACGGCGCGGCTTGGCTCTGCGGCGCTCGCAGCCCAGGCGATCATGTCCGGCATTCCGGTGGACGTTGCGCGCGCAAGCTATCGGGACACGAAGAAAGCGCTTGCCGGTGGTGGCGCTGCAGGCTCCGGAGGCGCGTTCGGCCTCAATGCCCCCGATGGGAAGATGGCCGATTGGGCTGGCTATTGGGGCTCAATCGAACCGACGACACGCAACAATCCAACGAGCCCTTGGCATGGAATTGCCGCAGGGACGGACGGCTCTCCTGAAGCGCTCGGCCAAGCCTACTATCAGTGGACGAACGGTTACGGCGGCGGTCCCGGCTTCGTCGATGATCCGAATTACAACCCGGCGACAAGCGGCGCTCTCGGCGATGAAGGCGACGACTTCCTCGACAACTTCTCTGCTGGGGAATGGGCATCGAACGATCCCGGCTACCAGTTCCGCATGGATGAGGGGACGAAAGCGCTTGAGCGCAGTGCGGCCGCGCGCGGGATGCTGTTTTCCGGCGCGACCGGGAAGGGCTTGACGCGGTACGCGCAGGATTACGCGAGCAACGAATTCGACAAGAGCTTCAATCGTCTCGGATCGATTTCCGGCACTGGTCAAGTTGCAACGCGCGACATCAACGCTGCGAGCGGAAGCTACGGTGCGCAGGCGGGAGCCAATGCGCAGAGCGCCGCCAATGCACGCGCCTCCGGCTATCAGCAGGCCGGAAATGCGTGGGGCAAATTCTGGGGCGATGACGTTCCGAGCGCGATCGGCTGGGGCGTTGGTGCGTATGGCGGCTACAAAGGCTGGGGCAACTGATGGGCTTCAACTCGTTCATCGATAGCTACGGCGCAGGCAGCAAGGTCGGTGAAAACTGGCGGGAGCGTCGCATCGAGGGCGCGCTGTCTGACGCCTACGAAGGCGCCGGCGGCGGCGCAGATGGCTGGGACGCGGCGGCGAAAGCGGCGGCGACCGAAGGCAGCCTGCGTCATGTTCAATATGCAGAAGGGCAGGCGGATTCGGCGCGCGAGCGTGTCGCTGCGGGACAGCAGCGTGAGCGCGCCGAATGGCAGCGCCGCCAGACCGTGTTCAACAATGTGCTGACGAGCCTCCAAAGTGTTCCCTATGAGCAACGCAAGGCGCGTATCGCAGCGATTGCGCCGCGCCTTCAGCAAGAGGGTTTCACTCCAGAGCAGATTGCGGCTTACGATCCGACCGACGAAAAAATCGCGGGCGACCTCGCGGCAGCCGGTGTCTTCTCCCAATTCGCAGAGATGAAGCAGGATGAAGCGGGGCGCTGGATTGGCGTTACGCGCGACGGCCGCATTATGCCAATCGAAGGCGCTCCGGCTCCCCCGCAGGTCACAACGCTCACTCCGCAACAATCAAGCGCGGCGGGCTTCCGTCCGGGCTCTGTGGTGCAGCAGGGTTTCGACGGCGGATACAACGTGGTGCAAGCGCCGCGAGAATTCTCACCTTCGCAAATGGGCGGTGGAGATCACGCGCAGTGGCGCACGATGACGGCTGACGAGGTGAGCGCGGCAGGTCTTCCGCCTGGCACTGTTGCGCAAGTCGACGAGCGCACTGGATCGATCAAGACTATCCGTGCGCAGCGCCAGTACTCCGAGTATGCGGGCAAGGCGGCAAACTTCGCCAACCGCATGCAGGCGTCAAACCAAATTCTCAGCCGTCTCGAAACGGCCGGAGTGAACCCGAGTGCGATTTACGCCTTCGGCATGGGCGACCGAAATGCGCAGGCGTACCGACAGGCTCAACGTGATTTCGTGACCGCTGTTCTCCGCCAGGAATCCGGAGCCGCAATCGCCGACAGCGAATTCGACAGCGCCCGTCAGCTCTATTTTCCGCTTCCGAATGATCCGCCGGAGGTACTGCTCCAGAAGCGCGCCGCACGTCAGCGCGCCATTGACGGCATGGTCCAGCAAAGCCAAGGAGCGTTCGAGGAGTGGTTTCCGCCCGAAGGGGGCGGCCCTCCGCCGAGCGGGGGATCGGGTGCTCCGCAGGCTCCCGGCAATGCACCCGATCCCCTTGGCATCCGGAGGTAATCGCCCATGGCGACCCTCGCAGAAATCCGCGCCCAGCATCCGGAATACGACGATCTCACCGACGAGCAGCTCGCAGACGGGCTTCACAAGAAGTTCTACAGCGACATGCCGTTCACGGACTTTGCCGCCCGGGTAGGCTTTCGTCCGCAGCCGACAGCGCCGACTCGTGGCGGGATACCCGCACGTCAGCAGCATATCTCCGAGCCGAAGATCAGCGCAAACCCTCAGCGGGCCATCGTTGATTTTCTCACCGGCAACGGTCGCCGGCAGCCCGGCGTTGGGGAAATTGCGTGGCAACAAGCGCCGATCCAGACCCCGTTTGATCCGGGCAAGCCCGAGACCTGGCTGGATGACTTCGGTCGCTCGGCTGCGACAGGCCTCGGCTTCTTTCTGGATCCAGACACGGAGAGCCGCGCGAAAATCTTCATGCGCAACTATCCGCAGGGCCAGCTTCGCCGGGACGAGTTCGGCAATCTGCAGGTGCGCTACAACCCGAACACGCCGTGGGCCTATTTCAATCGCCCTGGCGTGTCGGTTGAGGACGCGCAGACGCTGAGCAACGAGGCTGTGAAATACACACCGGCTGCGCGGGCCGCTTCAGGCGCGGCGACGATTGGCGGCCGCGCAGCGATTGCGGCTGGCGCGAGTGGCGCAACACGTGCGGCCTCCGATACTGCCGCGATGGCGGTAGGGGGCGACGGGCCGACCCTGGAAGACACTGCGATTTCCGCGGCGATCGGTGGTGTCGTCCAGCCTGTTGGCGATGCGATCAGCGTCATTCGCCAAGGCGGCACTCAACTTCTCGGCAGGGTCATGCGCGGCGAGGCTCCTGTAACCGGCGGACTTCATGCCGGTCCTGTGGAGATGGTCGAAACCGGCAGCGTGAATCCTAATCAGGTTCCGGGTGCGGTTCGCGCGGCGACTGCGGATATGGCGCAAGCAGATGCCACTGCCGCACAGCGCGCACTCACCCGAGGAAACGAAGCGGCGGCGTCCTATGCGGCGGCGGACGAATTCGGCATTCCGCTCACGCGTGGGCAGGCGACAGGAGACGCGCGCCAAATTGCTCAAGAGAACAGATGGGCGCGAGGCGGGGGCAGCGAGGGCGCCGAGAAAGTCATGCGCGGTCAGATCGAAGATCAGGCCATGGCGCTTCAGGACGCTGGCGCGCGGCTTGTCACTCGCGGCCAAGCGCCTCTCAGTCAAAGCATTGACGACGCCGGGAACCAATTTCGAGCCGAATTGACGGCGCGGCGAGATGCGCTAGAGGCGCAGGCCGATGCTGCTTACAAGAAGGCGTTTGACGCAGCAAAGGCTGAACGGGTCGCGCCGAGCGACGAACTCGGTGCGCGAGTTTCGGCGGTAGTGGATGATGAATTCCTCAGCGCGCCCGCGGCTACAAACATCATTGAGCGGTTGCAAACAATAATCTCCAAGGGTGACGCGACCTTTGCAACGGTTGAGCGTGCTCGGCAGGCGTTGAATCGCGTGGCGCAGTCTGCGGCGGATTCTCAGGACAACGCTGCGCTTTACGCCGCGCAACGCATCAAGCGAGAGCTTGACGATTGGGCGGCAGAGCGAATGACGACCGCCGGCGCCCGCGAGGCGTTTGAAGGGTCTCGTCAGGTTTTCTCCGAACTCAAACAGCTTTATGGCTCATCTGGAGCCCGCGATGCTGGCGGCAGGGCGCTTGAACGGGTCATGGATTTGGACCGGACTGGTAACCAGATTGTCGATTCCATTCTCGGGGCTGGATCCAAGCCAAACGCTGCGACATTGGCGGCAGTCAAGCGCATCAAGGAAATCGCAACGACGACAACGAAAGAAGGGAGAATTTCTCAGCGTCCCGGCGCGACGAAAGGCGCTCGGCAGTTCCGAAGCGACAAGGAGCTTCCGGCGACCGAATTTCAGGTGATCCGCGAAGCGGTGATTTACCGTGCGCTGCAACCGCTCGCGAACCGACCGGCCAATGGTGCGATCCCGGCGCAGTCGATCGCCACCAACCTCCGTCGTCTCCTTGAGGGCGAGGGGAAGGAAATTGCCGCCGAGCTTTTCACCAAGCAGGAATTGGCGTTGATCCGCCGCTACCTTGCTGTGGTCGAGCGGCTTGTTCCGCCAGCCGGGACCGTCAACTATTCCGGCACGGCTTACGAAATCTCGCGGATGCTTCAGAGCGCGACCGACGCGCTGTTCACAGGGATTTTCTCGCGCCTGCCGGCGCTAATTTTCCGTGCGCCCGTGCAAACGCTCCAAGGGGATATCCGCGGCGGCCTCGAAACGCTCGCCGCCAAGCGCGCCGTGAACCGCCCAATGTTCGACATTCGTATGAGCCCGAATGCCTCCAAATCCGTGCGTGCGGTGGAGGGTTACGCGGCGGTGGACGCCAACGATCCGGCCTATTCCGGCGAGCCCCCTGTGGCCCCGTACATTGATCCCTACACGGGATTGCCGGTGCAATGAGCGAATTCAATCAGCATCGTCACGCGATGCGCGTCCTGCGGGACTTAGAACGCCAGATCGGTGCGCCCCAAGCACAGGCGTCTCCGCAAGCCCCTCCACGCAACACCCGCTCCCGCCCTCCAATGGAAGGGGGGGCAAGAGCTCAAGCCAAACAAGAGCCTTGGACGATCCCGAATCTCGTTGGCATCGAGAATGACGGCGACTGGAATCCGGAACTGGCTGGACGCAACCTTGCGGGCGCCGCGCGCGAAGGCGCGCGGTTCTGGGGGAACACCATTCGCCCGGTAGCGCAGGGCGTGCAACGCGCGGCCGGCGCGCTGGCTGAAGGTTTCGATGACTGGAACGCCAACCAGGCTGCACGCACCCAGATGGAGCGCGATCTTGAGCGCCAGTACATGCCGCGAATACGAGCAGCAAATAATCGCACCGGCGCGATTATAGATCAGGACCGCGACCTGATGCGACGCGAAGACGAAACGGTCGCCCGGTTTGATCGTGGCAACGAATACATCCAGCGTCGGCTGGACTCTGCGCGTATGGACGGCATGCCCGTTTATGCTCCTCACGAAATGTCAGACGAAGAACTGATGGCGGAACTCGCCATGCTTGAGCGCGGGGGCGGGAGATGACCCCGGAGGAACGCCGCGCCGCTCTCATTGAAGAAGCAAGCCGCAGAGGAATCCCGATTAGAGCGGGGCTTGGGGCACAGGCGACAACGGGTGCGACGGCAGATCGTCCGCTCACAGATGTAGAGCGTGCGCGCGCGCGTCTTGGCGTTGTTGGCGATGCCATCGCGTCGCCGTTCGTCTCCGCAGTCACAACCCCTCTGGGCCGGAACACGATCCGTGACATGCGCTCTCGCGGCGCAATGGAAGAGCCGGTCGACACCGCCGAAGAGATCGTGGTGACGGGCGAGCGTCCGACCTTCCTCAACCGAGTGGGCACGGCGCTTGATGATGGCTTCCGCGCGGCCGGCGCGCTTGCTGCGAACCCGGATGTGCAGGCAGCGGCGCGAGCACCTTTTGAGGCGATGCGCTATGCGGCGCGTGCGCCAACTCGTCCGCTGGAAACCGCCAAAGAGGTGGGACGCTTTGCGGTTCAGGACGGCCCGCGAATGCTCGCAGAAAGCCCCGTCGGAGAAATCGCCGAGCACATCTATATCGACCCAGTTCGTAACGCGATTGCTGGTGAACGTGAGGCGGACGCGGCGGCGGATCGCGGCGATCTCGCCGGGACGCGCGAAGGCTATCGCAAAGCGACCGAAGGCCAACTCTGGACGGCCGCCAACCTGGCGTTCGGGGCAGTGGATGTCGCGCTGTTGGCTCGCTCGCTGCGCAGTGCTGGAGGCGCCGCCCGCGCTCCCGCCGCGCTCGCAGATGACGTGTTCAGCCCCGCCGCGCCGAGCGCCGCACGGACGGTTGAAGAACCCACGGGCTCCATTGCAGACGAACTCCTCCTCATCGGTCCGAAGACTGAGGGAGAGTCGCCCCAACTCACCGCCTATCGCCAGATGCTCGAGGAAGAGCGCATGGCGGAAATCGCGGCGGAGAACGCGGCACGGGACGGAAAAACACAAGGCGGGTTTGGTCACGCGAACACGCTCGCCTCTCGTCGTGCACTCGATGAAGCCACCCTCCGAAACGGCGGAACCATCAACGCTCCCGGCGCTCTTTCTGACGACTTCACCCGTGAAGGAAACGCAGCACAGGGATCCCCGTTCAATCCGGTAGGAGCGAGGGCGGACAACGACCTCGGACCCATGGGGCGCCTGCGAGCGACCATGACGCCGGAGCCACGCAATCTTCCGCGTGGCCCCGGCGCGCTTGCTGACGAGAGCGGCGCAGGGCTCGAAACGGCGTCCCGCCAAGGTCGCACCAACGACAACTACGGCAACTGGGAGCCGTGGTTTGACGGTTACACGGGCGGCGGCGCTGTCCCTGACAGCGAACTGAATGCTGCAAACATTGAAAGCCTGCGGGCGCAGGGCGCATTCACGCGCCAGCCGCCAATGTCGGTATCGGCAAATCCGCGCCCCGAGGTGGTCGCAGAGGGCGGCGCCGTCACCCCGCCTCGACCGCCCGGCGAATTGCAGGTGCATTCCCCCGCACCGGCTGCGCCCTATGAAAACGTGGCGATGACTTACGCAACAGGCTCGCCGCAGGAGCGCATGGCGCATGTGCGCGACATTGTGGAACAGGGTGTGGCCCGCGCCCGCGCCGAAGGCCTCTCTGAGGCGGACGCTATCGCGCGTGGCGAGGCGGAAGCCATCGAATATTTTCGCGGCTTTCAGGACATGCGCCGGCCCGGCGATCCCTTCGCTTTCATCAACAAGGCGGACATTGAGGCCATACAGAGCGGCGCCTACAAGGCGCCCGCCTCCACCATCGAAACCGTCCGCCCTCTCCCCGGCAACTCAGGTCGTCTTGCTCCTGAAGACCCGGAAGGGGTGTTTGCTCCGGCGGGTCGCCAAAGAGAACAAAACGCGGGTATCGCACGCGAAACGTCTGGAACGCAGAGAGAACCTTTGCGGTCCGAGCGCATCAACCCTTGGGGCTACGACACGCGGGCGCCGAACGGCACAACCGCGAAAGCCATTGGCGACTATGCGGACGGAAAGCCTTGGGATGAGATTGCACGTTCGTCTGGGCACTCTTCCGCTGACAGCGCCAAGAACAACGTCAATCTGATGTTGCGCACGGCGAGAGCGCGGATAGCTGCGGGAGAATCCCCCGAGGCAGTCGCCGCAGCTATCGGTACGGACGCCGCCACCCTCAATCGCGCACTCAGCACGCGCCGTCCGGACTTTCGCGTCGATACCGATCTTGACGCCGCCATCCGCGAGGCACGCAAGACCAAGACCGTCCGTGAGACTGCCGAGGACCTCGGTGTTTCCATTGGAATGGTGCAACGCGCTGAACGCCGCACTCGCCCAGACACCACCAACGTCTTCACCCCCCTTGGCTTTGGAGCCACTGCTGGGGCTCTTGCTCTGGGAGCAGGGGAAGACGCGGAGGCGGCGACGCCGGAGGAGACGACGTTCAATGTGAACCCGTTGCCGGCCGCAATCCGTGACGGACGTTGGGCTGGCAATCCGATCAAAGTGCCAGACGTCAGCGGCGGCTACTTCGTCCGCGACTGGACCGCCCCGGACGGAAAGACCTACCGCGTTCTTGGGCAGGAAACGGCCGACAGTAACACGCTCTATTTCGGGACTTTCGAAGGGGAGTTTCCGGTAGCGCGTCAGGTTGACTATCAAGGTCCGGCGGTCGGTCGTCAGACCCCATTCCCTGAGGGCGTGCCGCCTTATCCGTTTGAGCCGGCGGGCGCGCTTGCGGCCCCCGAAAGACGGGAAGGTTACCCGCTGGAGCGGTTCATTGGACCGGCGGTAGGCTTTGCTGCGGCTCGGTTCGGCGGCCCTCGTGTCGTGCGGGCCGTTGGCGGCAGCGCTGGCGATGTCATGATCATGGGGCGCGGGGCCATCCCGATGGCGGGCGCGGCGGCTGGCGGCGTCACCCAAGCAGGACTTGAGGGGCGGCCCATTGAGCAGGGCGCTCTTGAGGCTGCCCCCTTCATGGCGCTCGGACCTGTTGAGGCCGCCGTTCGCACAACGGCTCTTCGCAACATGGCGGACCAGATCAACACCGTGTCGGGCAGAGCGGCTCGAGAAAGCGCGATCACCGCCGCAGGACGCCAGAGCCGTGACGTGCGTGCAATGGATGCGGCAGGCGCGTTCCCCGAGGGGCGCGACATTGGACCGTTCCAGGTCGAAGATCGGCTTGCGGATTTTGAGCGCTCCCTTCGCAATCGTCCTTCGCCGCAAGCCCGCGTCGTCACCGACGAACTCAACGCCAACGCGGATGAGTTTGATCCCGACATTCTCGCCTACTACCGCAACACGCAGCCCGAGATGCTGGACGGGACGCCTATCCCTTACGACCCGGTGCGCTCTAGCGACGTGCTTGCGGACACATTCCAAGCGCAAGGCTGGACCGCAGGGCCTAGCGGCGTGTTCTCGCCGATGCAGAACCAAGTGCGCTTGATGAACGCGGAAGAGGGGGCTCGTCAGCGCGGCGCGCTCGCAATCGCCCCTCCCCAAATGGAGGGGGCGAGACCCGTCATTCCTTCGGGTGCGTCGCCACGACCGCAACCTCTCACGCCCGGCCCGAGCGTAGCCGAACCCGCGCGCGGCGCATTGGCTGAAGAAGCGCCGGCGCAGTCGATGCCCTCGCCGATCAGCACAGACGCCAGCGTCTTTGAACCTACCGCCCAGACGCCGCGAGCGCCGAAGCGCGTCACGCCGCTAGAAACGCGCCTTGCGAAGCCCGACGGCGCTCGCGGCGACGCAGCGACGGCATTTCGTGGTCTGAGCACGGATCAGCTTCGCGAGGCCGCGCGTGTCGCTGGTATGGAGGCCGAGGCGGCTCAGATCACGACGGCGAAGGAGCTGAAGGAAAAGCTGATTCCGCAGCTCGTTCGTGCGGCTCGCGATTCCGAGGACGGCGCATCGCTCATTCGCGACTGGCGCGCGGCGGGGCTTCCGCTCTCCATCCTCATCAGCCTCGGGATTGTCAGTGCGGGCTCTGGCGCTCTCAGCGAGGATGAGCCGTTCGCACCAGCGGCGCGCTAGGAGAGGGCCGCGGTCGCGCCTTGGATTGCGAGGATCGTTCCCGCAATCACGACTGCCCACGGCACAACGAGCACGAACAGGCGAGCGAGCGCCATTCGGCGCCGCGGCGTCCAGTAGCCATAGCGGTAGGCGTCAAAGGAAAGCGCTTTCATGCGCTGGATTCTGCCACAAGCACCCCGCCGTTCAAGCGAAATCGGAGAGTGGTTTTGGCGGCGGCTTGCATTCGGGCAAGTTCGCCTCGGTCCTCGTCGTTCAAATGGGTGAGGCGGTAGGGCTTGGAGCGCGGTCTGGTCACTGTTTGTTCCTGTTCTCAGTTTCTCGCATAGGAAATCTTATGAAAAACGAAGGAAATCAGTAGCTTAGGCTGACGGCTGCGAACGGAATAGCTGACGACGCCAATCGCCGTTCGTGGTGCGCCCGTCGCGAAGCGTAATGTCCCACTTCCGGCAGGCGGCTCCTACGCTCGGGGCGCTCACGCCTTCCTGCTCGGCAACCTGCGTGCGGCTCAATCCCTCGAGCCTTGCAGCCTCAAGGACGGATTTCCAGTCTCGTGAAGGTGGTCTTGCCATACCCCTACGGTGAGTCGCGTCGGGGATCGGGGCAAGCCCGCGACGTGCGCCGCCGCCCCGATAATTCCGGCCATGGGATACCGCCTCGACCTTGGTCAAGCTCACCAGATTTCATCCTCGGGCGCGCCGCTCTCGGGAGCAAAACTCTACGTTTATAACAACACCACAACCACGCCCGTCGCCCTCTTTTCAGACGAGGATGTTACATCTTCGGCGGCCAATCCGGTCGTTGCGGATTCCTCAGGGCGCTTTCCCTATCGCTTTGTCGCCTCCGAAGGGCCGCACACTTACGTTCTGAAAACCTCCGCAGACGTGACGCTCTGGAGTGCTGATGACATTTTTGCCCATCCGGGCGCAGCCGCTCCGCTCCTTGCCCTTGTTGATAACCCAATTATCAATGGTGACATGAATGTGTGGCAACGTGGAACAACGTTCGCGGCGATTGCTTCGGGCGCATATAGCGTTGACCGATTTCAATACGCCGCTTCGGGCGCAATGGTTTTTACGGCTTCCCGTTCCACATCGGTTCCGTCTAACGCTGGCCGCTTGCTAAACTATTCGCTAGATTTTGAAGTCACCACTGCGGATACATCCATCGCGGCTGGCGATTATGCAAGCGTTCTGCACAAAATTGAAGGCTACAATTTTTTGTCTTACGCGCAGCGGCCCTTTTTCATTGGGTTTTGGGTGTATGCAACAAAAACAGGAACACATTGCGTCTATCTGCGGAATGACGGAAGCGATAGAACTTATGTCGCCGAATACACCGTGCAGGCGTCGAATACATGGCAATTTATATCGCTGTTAATTCCGGCTTCTCCTTCTGCGGGAACGTGGAATTACACTAACAGTATGGGCATAAATATCGGTTGGTCGCTCGCGTGCGGTTCCACCTTTCAAACGCCCGCCGGTGTCTGGACAGTCGGCGATTTTCGGGGTTCGGCAAATCAAGTGAACGATTGCGACACGGTTGGCAATCGTTTTCGCGTTACCGGCATTCGACTCTCGCTTGTGCCGTGGCCGTATAACTTGGCCCCGACACGCACATTCGGTGAAGAACTGGAACTATGTCAGCGCTATTTCGAAAAGGGCGGCTTTGGCGAAACCGTCGCGCCTGCCTCCGCCGTTTCGACAATCGCTTATATTGCCGCGACTTGGGCGGCAAATAACGCCTCATGTCAGATTACGTTGCAAACGCGCAAACGAGTCGCGCCGACTATTACGCTCTATAGTGGCGCGTCGGGAGGTACGGGCAGTCTTGCCGGTTTGCTTGTCAGCGGCGCATGGGTGAACAGCGCAACTTCAGTTGCGGAACGCATTGAAAATACGAGTTTTGGCGTCGCATTCACATATGTCGGCTTGGCATATGGCGATGCCCATTTGGCTAATCTAGGTTGGACGGCGAGCGCAGAGCTATGATTTACACAAACGATAAGCGCGACGTTATTGAAATTGCGCCGGGAACGTTTGTTCCTGTAGAGCCCGACAATGGCGATTTTCAAGCCATTGTGGAAAAAGGTATTGAAGTGAAAAACGCGCCCGGCGACAAAGCGCCGCCTGATACGCGCGAGACGCTTGCCGCAATTGTCGCCAACGCAGAAAAATGACCGGCCAGCCTATCCTACCGCGACTGGCGGGCGCGTTGGGGACATTCCCGGCCTGTCATCGAACCTATCGCCGCGATGTGCGAGGCAGAGGCGCCGGCGCTGAGATCGCTGCTTGAACGCATGCGGGAACTCGCGCCGACGATCAAAGGCGTGGAGACGCATTTTTCCGAAGAAGCGCTCCCGGCCCCTGCGTGGCTTGGCGTCGCCTATACGCCGTTCGACTCCCTCGTTCTCTACACGCTTGTTCATGACACCAAGCCAAAGCGCTTTGTGGAGATCGGTTCTGGCGCCACGACCGCGATGGCGCGGCGCGCGGCGCTGAACGCCGGGCATGACATGCACATCACCTCAATCGATCCAAAGCCGCGTGCGTCGATCGACGCCATCTGCGACGTGGTGATCCGGGACGGTCTGGAAACGCTGGCGGACCTGTCGGTGTTCGATGAGCTTGAGGCGGGAGACATCGTGTTTCTCGACGGCTCTCACCGGGCGTTCATGAACTCGGATGTCACCGTTTTCTTCATTGACGTTCTGCCGCGTCTGAAGCCCGGCGTTGTCGTGCATGTTCACGACATCCTGTTGCCATGGGACTATCCCAGCGACATGAAGCATTGGCACTGGAACGAGGCCTATATGCTGGCGGTCTATCTCATGGGCGCGCGGGACCGGGTTTCTCTCATCGCTCCGACGGCTTTCATGGCGCTGGGAGCGTCGCTCGCGGCGCTGTCGGAAGCGCCATATGTGGATCTTCCGGATAACCGTGGTTGGCGCTTCGGCGGCGCCATGTGGTTCACACACACGGCGTAATCCCCGCCCTCATCGGCGCGCTTACACTGCGTGCCCATGAGTGAAGAACAAGCACCTCGTGGCGGCGTTGTCGAAGGCGGAAACGTCGCTCATGTCGATCCGTTCGCGTTTCTCGCGAGCCAGAAAGATCGGCTTGAGTGGTTCAATCGCGCGGTGCGCCCGACGCTGACGGTGGCGCTCGGCGTAGCGCTGACACTCATGGCGATCATGGTGGGTTCAGCGCTTGGGCTTGCAGCCTGGCGCGCGGCGCTCGCGCTTCCGGTTGGCGACATGACGGTGGGCTTTGGCCCGCTTGCCGCGACGGTGGCTCCGGTCATCCTTCACCAAATCACACGGTCCATGGACAAGCGCGCCGGGGTGGCGGGCTGATGGACCCTTGGGCGATCGCGGCGTTCTTCGCTTCCCAGCTCATGACCATTCTTGGGTTTGTGGGGATTGCGTTTCTCAATCGCCAGCAGAACGGTGAGAAAAAGCAGACAGCGCAGGGCGAAACCTTGGCCGGGATGGCGCAGCGGATCACAGACATCGAGGAATCTAGACGCGCAGACGGCGCGCAGCGAGACCGCGAAGCGCAGGCCCTTGTGGCCCGCTTGGATCGCAAGCGCACGGACATCGACGAAACCCGATCCGCACTCACCGCGCTTTCAAACACGGTCCAGATCGCAATCGCGGAACTGAAAATCCAGGTCGCGGAGATCAACCGCAGCGTTGAGCGGATGAGCCGGATCGAAGAGCGCGCACATCCGCAGGCGGACGAGATGGCTGAAGCGCTGGCGCGGGCGCTCAAGAGCATTGCGAGGGTGGCATGAGCGACGTTTCCGCCTTCGACGGCCGCACCCAAATCTGGCTGGACCGGATGAAGAAGCAGACGGTCAAGAAGGACAGGCACGGGAACGAGTTTTCTTTGAGCCCGCCGATTGTGCGGTGCGGTCTCTGCGGTCGCGGCATCCGCGGCGAGGGCTCCGAGCTTTCCGAGAACTGCGCCCACAACCGGATCAATGGGGCGCTCCCCTGCCCCATGGCGGTTAACCATGATGGGGAGGCTGAGGCTTGAACCGCGCCGGGGCCGTTGTCGGGGGATTGATCCTTGTTCTCTTCCTTGTGGTCGTGTGGGCTCTTCATGCGCTGGGAGCGGTGGAGTGATGTGGTATCGCTATATCCCGCACGCCAAGGTCTCCGAATGGGAGGCGATCGGCTGGGTAAACCTCGGGCCTGTCGTCGGTCCCGGCGGCTATTGGTCCAGCCTCATGCGCTTTGATGGCGAGACCCCGACGGAGGTCTCGCAATGACCCCCCGCACTGAGACCATAGGCGACGCTACTCTGATCCTCGGAGACTGTCGCGAAGTTCTGCCTACGCTCCAGCGCGTCGATGCTGTGGT